CACAAAATAATTTACCGACTCTTTTTCTTCTATAATATTCTTTTAATATACCAGTTAATCTAGCCGAAGATTGAGTACCAGGTACAATGTAAAAAACTCCGTTTGAAAACTCACTTCTTTTACTTAATGTTGCGGTAAGTAAATGAGAAACCTCACTTTCTATATCTCTACATTGTGCCAATTCACCTAATGGTGGTCCATATGGATCAGTTCCCGCAACGCCAGCGGCATTTCCGGAAATTAATGTTGATTGTACATCATCACCAATAGATAATGTAGGTTTATATGTTCTACCATTACCTGATGTAACAAAATAACCAGTCGCTAATGTTTCGTCATATAACGTGTCATATATATCACAACCACTTTCTAATTGAGTTGTTGTGGTTGGTTGTGTTTGAAATACTCCAATTTTTCTAACGCTAACAAGATATCCAATATTTTGATTAAAAATAAAATCTCTATCGTTTAATTTATAAAGTCCACCATCTTCATAGATATATGAACCACCTAATGATGGGTCAAGAAACATTATTCTATCATCATATTGAATCACATACTGAGTTTGATCGCTTGTCAATTCTGAAAAATCATTGACTGCTGTTGCACCTTGATTAATGCAATATGTGTTATCGGTATATCCGGTTATATTAGTAATACTATTACCCAATGTTATAATTCTATCATAAGCGTTTGTTGTTATACCTGTTAAAGCAATTTCAGCCACTTTACAATTAACTAAAGGTGTTGTGTCACCTCCACCACCAACAACCACATCCTCAGTTGAACATTCTTCACATTCAGGAAAATTAATTAAACTCAATTTAGTCGTATTGTTAATTTGTAATAAACTTGTGGCTCTTCTTATTGATCTACCTCCTCCAAGAGTAATTATAATTTCTCCAAGTGGTCCTAATACATCTTTAACTAAAAAATTCAAAGCTTGTAGTACAACCCATTTAATAATATAATCTAAACTCAATAAAAAATCGGCAATTAGTAACGTAAATGTGAAATTTTTTAAACCAAAATTTGTTGGTGGTGTTACAATATCAGATGAACAATCTTCCTCTTCAGATGGAGATATTTCTTTTATACCAATATATTTGTCATTAGAAAATGTATTACCTTCATAATATCCACTATGAAATGATGAAACTGTATAAACTTTATTATATGTGAATCTATAAAAATAGTCTTTAGGATAATATTGTCCATTAGTATTATCTAAAATTAAACTATCAATTGCAGATGTTGGATAATCATCAAAATTAGTTGAAAAAGAATACGATTTTTTTTCATTGGTTGTATATTCTCGTATGTTTGGTACTAAATATGATGCCGATTTTCTTAATCTTGAATTACCCGCATCATTTAATGAAAATTTTAAACGATAACATGATGATGTGGCAACCCCTTTATTTGGATCATTTGAAAATTCAATTTCACCAAATTCATTTGTTATCAAATAATCCATATTCATGATTAACGGAACAACAAATGAACCATCATCGGGAATATCTTCATTTAATTCTATTTTTTCAAGTATAGGTCTATTATTTGAGTCTCTATTCGTTGTAAATCTAATAGCCTCAATAGTTCCGGTTTTAGTCGTTAAGTCACATTTACGACCCATTTTCTTACTAACATTACAATTTCTATTTATTGAATTTTTTCCGGTGTCGGTAAATGTACCACCAATTAAAAACGCTTTGGGTTCAACTTTTATACCTAATTGTGATAAATCTAAATCAGTTCTAGTGATACCTAATTCACAAACATCACGATTCCCCCAAAATGGGTATACTTCAATCGTTTTGTCAAAATTTATAATTTGTGGTAATGAGTTAATATCGTTAGATGATTTAAATACATATGTGTTTTTGAATGAATCAACACCATATCCTTGACGAATAAAATCATATGGTCTTAACGAAAAACAACCGATATCTGATAAATCACCATCAATATGCAATGTTTGAGATCCGATTGGTACACCCCAAATCATAAAATCACCCGACTCATTTGTTTTAGCGGTATATTTGTAATAAGTTTCAAAGACTTCTAAAACTTCTTCTCTTGTGTTAATATCAATTTGATCAGGAAAAGTTCCTGTTGGTTCATGACCACCGTGTTGTTTTCTGTTAGGTAATAAATTATAACGATAACCATTTTCATCTTTATCGTCAATATTTTTATAAGGGTATAATTTAGAAATTACCGGATCGTCTTCGTGTTTGGTGGTTAAAGGTATAAAAATTGAAACTCTTACATTTGGAATCCCAAGACCATTGTTAACAGAAATCCTACCACAAACAACACCGTAATCCGCACAAAATGAATCATATGCTTGTTGTTGTGTAAATTTTAATGAAAGTATCTCTAGCAGATCATAGGTGTTTTTTAAATTGACTACAATTTTATTATCTTTACCTATATTAGTATAAATCCTATGTTTTTGCATATATTATTATTATAAATAGAAAGTTGGTGATTTTCTATCAATATAAGTAAAAAACAATTTAATATGTAGTCGATCCTAATGTTTTTATTCTAACTTTAATATCTTTATTTGGAAAACGAATTTGAAATATTTGGTTTGATTTCATGAATATTGACATATCCGATTGTAATATTTCTTTAGTTACCGAATCTTTATATTGTTGTGAAACTTGTGCTAAAGAATATTCACCACCAATTAAATTAAACGCTCTAATGTCTATCACATTTTTCACCCCCGTTTCGTTACCAATTTCTTTAAATAAATCACCAAGAAATAATGGATCACCCATTTTTCTTTTATCAATTGCAAAATAATCTATAACGTTTTGAATTGTTTTACTAACGACATCAGTTGAATTCGTATTTTTATCGACAATTAAATCTATTTCAAGACCTAAATCAATAACTTCCCCACTAACAATATCCACATAATCATTAACCATCCTATATTCAGAAAGATAACTTAAAATATTATTTTTTAATGTGTTTGACACAATGTCAGTTAAATTACCATTTTCATCATATGAAATTAGTTTAACCCTAATTTTATTATCCTCTTCCATAACGTTAACTTTGGCAGGTGCACCAAATATTGATGGCATATTTTCAATCGTCGATTTGTAATCATTCAATGTAACAGCCCTGTTCTGAGCCGCAAAATTATACGATATCATATTTCTAATTTCTTCCGTTGTCGGTTGGTCAGCTCCACCAATTGCTGGAGTTATATTAGTTACCCTCAATGAATTTACCACTTGAGAATTAATTGAACTATTTGGTCCCATTACGTTAAATTCAACATCATCAACACTTGTAATCACATCAACACCCAAATTTGAATTTTTACCACCTCCGATTCTATATTTCACAAATAAAGTGGTGTCAACTTTAGGTAATGCACCTAATGATGTATTATTTAGGTAAGATGAAAGATTCACCTTCATTTTACCTGTCATATAATTATCCAAATTATCCATAGGTTCAACATTACCTGAACCAAATTTCAATGAAATATACCCTTCAGGAGTATATTCGGTTATGAATTTATTTGTAACAGGAAGGTATGTTCCAGACTTAAAATTATCCCTATCTGATATTCCACTTGGGTCAGGTATGAAAATTTTATCTTGAACCAATGATTTAACTTCGTACCATTTATTGACAACACTTTCAAATTCAGACGTAATTGGATTACTAGCAAAGTTCGTCCCTTCTTTATGTATAATCGATGTTACACCTAATACATTTTGTTCAGGTAAATATAATTTTAAAAATGGTTTTTGATCAACTGAAGTAATAACTCTTCTATATATCCTTGTAGTACCGTTTACAACCGGTTCTCTCTTAGTTATGGTATAAGATATCAATTGATTATTTGGATCGAAATTTGGTATCTTTAAACGATTCGGTTCACCTCGATCATTATAAGGTTGTGAAAAATCAATATCATTAATAGTTTCAAAAATTTGTCCACCACCCGAAACTTGTGCACCAGATTTTAATATCCCTTCATACCTTTCATCTTCTTTATCACCTCTAACCGGCACGTTTATTGAAAAATCACATAAAGAAACTGAAGGTCTATTACCCGGAATTCTTAAACCGTAAGTTTTAGCGATAAAGAACAATGATTGTTTTTGTTGAGCATAATCCAACATTGTTTCTTGCCAAACCCTATCTATATGGAAATGTAAGTTATCCGCAATGGCGGCATTAAGATCTAATAATACGGAGTAGATTGACGCATCATTAGTATTTTTAATTAAGTCGGGATAGTATTGTTTGGTCATATTGACCAATTCTTGTCTTAAACTAGCAAAGTCTCGAACACTATAGTTAATCTTTTTACTCATTATATATTAATAATTACAAAATCTGAAGACGTAAACGCCCCGTTATTTACTGTATAGTCTATTTTTACCTTAGCGGTATAAG